ACAGTGATTCGATATCTGTCTATTTGGGGTGATCGTGGCAAAGAAAGTTATTCAACAGTCGAAGGTAAGACTTGGTTGGATGTCTGGAAGGCGTGTGACCGTGTAATCGAGAAGAGCGGTGATACCCATCACATTTTCATCGAGTCGCTTATGTGGGTGACAATCGAACAAGAAGATGGTTCAACTCAAACGTTTCTTCAATTGACTACTGGATCGTAAGGAGAAGAGAATGGAAAGAATAACCAATAAACATTTGAACAATGAATTAAAATTGATTAATGATAAACTCAATCCCTCTGGAGACCTTGTGGGTTCGTTCGAACTCTCAAGTGCGTATGGAGGTTGGTCTTTGGTTCAGATTGTAAACGAAGGTCGCGCTGTTCGTCCGGTGTTAGGGGATTATCACAGACCCAAACGTGAATTATTCGAACAAATGCGAGCTTTCAATGCGGGTCTCAACGCAAAAGTAAACGAACCAGTAGATCACTGGTAAGGGAGAAGATTATGACTAAACAAGAAAGACTCATTTCAAATTTCGTGATGACAATGGGAGAGATGGATCCTGAGTGGATCGAAGAATCTCGGAAGATCCATCCAATGTTTTGGTGGAAACTGAATCGTCTGATGAACCTCTCAGAAAGCATTGAGTTTGAATAAATACATTTACTATGAAAAAATTAGACTTTAACACCAAGTCAGGTTTATTCCTAATAGCAACCATGATGATCGGGTTAACTATCACGGCTGGACTTGATAATGACCCTATCGTGATGAAGTTGGAAGTAGAACAAAGAGAACCTCTCTTTCCGAAAGACGAAAGAGATGCATATATAAGAGAACAAGAACAGTTTATTTCGAGAGAAATATCTTGCCTTGCGCTGAACATGTATTTCGAGGCGCGCGGAGAAGATCGCACCGGACAGGACGCGGTAGGATTTGTTACACTTAATCGTGTGAAGTCTAAAACATATCCTGATACGGTGTGTGAGGTAATCTACCAAGCAGACACAACAACCTCTGGATTTCCTTTGCGTAACCGATGTCAGTTCAGTTGGTACTGTGATGGTCGCCCGGACATCGCGGACGAACACATCTATAATGAAATAGAGAAGAGGGCAGAATACATCTATGTGAACTACTATCTAAATAGTGGGTACATAGATGATATAACAGGTGGTTCTACACATTATCATGCAACATATGTCGAACCATTCTGGAGCACACATGAGAATTACCAGCAGGTTGCTAGTATTGGTTCTCATGTTTTTTATAGACCAACCTACTAAAATGGAGAAATAATATGTTTGTAGTTGATTATGTAATCCCCGGAATTATTGTCTTGGGTGTCATTTATGCGGTTTATGTTCTGGTAAAGGACAATGACGTAGATGTCAATGGCAGTGACCTGAGTGATGAAAAACCGTCACCCCCACCTGCATCAAAGCCGTCCCCGAAACCGCCTGTTGATAAACAGTCAACAAAGAGTAAACCAAAGAAAAATACTCAGAAACAATCCGATGATCTGAGTAACATGAGTAAAAACCAATTGATTAAGCTTGCCCAAAAGAAGGGTGTTAAGGTAAACTCAAGAATGCGTAAGGATCATATTATTCGCAAACTGAAGTAATACCTTGTTGATATAATCTTATATAATGGAGTTTTGTAATGAAAGATAATTTTTTGTGGGTAGAAAAGTATCGACCAGAGAAAGTGTCTGAGACTATTCTGGTAAACGAATTGAAAGACACTTTCCAAAAGATTGTGGACGGTGGTGACTTGCCTAATATGATGTTCACCGGGTCTTCTGGTACGGGTAAGACCACAGTCGCAAAAGCAATCTGTAATGAATTGAATCTGGATTATATCGTTATCAATGGTTCGGAAGAGGGTAACATCGATACCCTCCGAGGTAAGATTAAACAGTTCGCTTCGTCTATCTCTCTCTCGGGTGACTACAAAGTAGTCATTCTAGACGAAGCGGACTACCTCAATCCCCAATCAACCCAACCTGCACTTCGTGGATTTATCGAAGAGTTCTCGGATAACTGTCGATTCATTCTGACATGCAACTTCCGAAATCGAATCATCGAACCTCTTCATTCAAGATGTTCGGTCTATGAGTTCAATGCAAACAAGAACGAACTTGCAGAACTGTCTTCGGAGTTCTTCCGTTGGGCAAAACAAATCCTTGAGTCCGAAGGGGTGTCGTTCAACAAAGAAACCCTTGCAGAGTTGATTATGAAACACGCACCGGACTGGCGCCGGATTATCAATGAGATGCAGAGACACTCGATTTCCGGTCAATTGGAAACCAGTGCGATTATCAATAATGCGAACGAAAACTTCAACATCCTATTCAAAGCACTCAAAGAAAAGGACTTCAAAAAGATGCGCCGTTGGGTTGTCAACAATATGGATGTTGAACCTGCATCAATCTTTCGCGGGATCTATGATCAGATGTCTGACTTTGTTAAACCAACATCGATTCCCCAATTGGTTCTTATCCTTGCGGACTATCAGTATAAGAACGCATTTGTTGCTGACCATGAGTTGAATCTGGTTGCATGTATGACCGAAATTATGGCGAATGTCGAGGTCGAGTAATGGGACCATTTGACTTTCTAAACACCATCAATCAAACCAAAAAAGACATCATGGTTGATGACTTAACGGAAAATGAGTATGTGCCTTTTGTTATCAATCGTAGTCTTTCGTATTTCAATGATACTGTTCATTATGCAAATGCGATCAACATAAACCACCATATTGACTACCGCCTACAATATGATTTTCTTATAAATATCGTTAGAAAACGGAAACGTTTTTCTAAGTGGATAAAACCTGAAATCGAAGAGAATGTTGAAGCGGTGAAAAAATATTATGGTTATAGTAATGAAAAAGCCCGTCAAGCAATATCCCTTCTTTCTTCTGAACAACAACAAATAATAAAGAATAAGGTGAATCGAGGTGGAAGAAAATAATATTGTCGAATGGAGTCCAGCATCAATGCTGGAGGTTACACTGTCAGAACCCGATGACTTTTTGAAAGTCAGAGAGACCCTCACTCGCATTGGGGTTGCGTCAAGAAAAGAGAATAGACTTTTTCAGTCTTGTCATATTCTCCATAAACAGGGTCGGTACTTTATTGTACATTTCAAAGAGTTATTTTTGTTGGATGGCAAAAAATCCAATCTAGAGGTCACTGATATTCAGAGACGCAACACAATCGCAACTCTGTTACAGGACTGGGGATTGGTAGATATTCAGAACCCCGAGGTCGCACAGGACTGTGCGCCTATGAGACAAATTAAAATCATTGGCTATCGGGACAAAGATAACTGGGAACTTTGTCCAAAATACAATATAGGAAACAGTTGATGCATTATAATATTTTCGAAGACAAAGAAGATTATATCGCGGAAAAAAGACCGTTCCTTGGTTCACTTCCTTTTGATGTTAGTGAGGTCTATACATGGAATGAACATATCGACCTTCTGAATAATCATCCTGAAGAACACATGGATCGAAACAGTGATAAGTTTCGGATTGGTTTGAATAACTTTCATTCAAGACCTTCTGCACCCGAATTTGCAAAGTTGATCGTGGAAGAGTTGGGTGATGTCTTTGCACTCCACGGAGATAAACGTGCGATCACCAATATTGCCTTTACCGGAATTGGTCGAGACTCAGGAAGTTATCCATGGCACAAAGACTCCATGGATGTCTTCTTGGTTCAGGTCATAGACACGGTAGGGTTAAAGGTTGAGGGCATTAATGACGAAGAAGTTTTCGATTTTAATCCCGGAGACTATGTGTGGATTCCGCGCGGAACACATCACCAAATCTTTCCGAGACTGAGTCGAGTGAGTTTTAGTTTTGGAGTTGAAGGCGAACCAGATCCGTCCATATATTTCTGATCGGATTAGTTCTGTAACTCGCCCTCTGCATTATAGATTTTGATCTGAGGTTCTACTTGTTGGGTCGTGACATTTGTGATCTGACCTTTCTCGTTGATAGTCAACACAAGGTTCTGATCACCCGATCCATAAGTCCCTGCTGTCACTCCGGTGTCGTTTAGGTCATAGGTGACGGTATTGTCGCCTATGTTTGATGTCAAACCTTCTCCACCGATAAATGTCAGGATCTCGGGGAGGTTGACCACATCGGAGTCGCTCTGATCATCTGCGATCGAGAATTCTTGGGGGATTCTGTTCCAAGACATTTCCCCTTTGTTATTATCACTATCGACTGTATCAACCAGCAGAGTATCCCCTACTTGAGGCACACTAGACTGGTTGTATTTGACGGTATATACCATTTTATTCAAATCTCTTGACAGATATAATGTATTTATAGTATATATAGTATTGGGAATGCGGATAACCCGGTTCCCTTTTTATCTTGCTTACTATAAGGAGAAAACTATGACAAACTTAAAAACTACTGCAATGTTCCCTCGTTCGTCTTTTGTCGGATTTGATCATTTGTTTAATGAGTTCGACTCGATGATGAAACAGGCAACCGATACCTATCCACCCCATAATGTAGTAAAGTTATCGGAAGATAGTTATCAAATCGAGGTTGCGCTGGCTGGTTTCAATCGAGATCAACTGACAATTGAACAGGACAATGAAACACTGACCATCAGTGGTGAGAATGGTGGGGATGACCGAGAGTATCTCTATAAAGGCATCTCAACCAAAAGGTTCAAAAGAACCTTCAAACTATCAGAATATGTGTTTGTTGATGGCGCGGACTTTGAAGACGGAATTCTTACGATTCATCTGAAGTATGAACTTCCGGAAGAAAAGAAACCTCGCATGATTGAAATCAAATAACACAAACGAGGGGGAGGGTCGCCTCCCCCTTCTTGAGGCAATTATGAAAGTATATCAAATCGTAGATCGAAACAATCCGGTATCCGAAGAGTACTCAAAGATCTCTCGCGAATCTTTCCAATCTCTGATTGATGATGGCACTCTAGAGTTTATTGACTTTCCCGCAATCACACCAGAACATCCAGATTTTGAAAACATCATATCTCAGTATGAATGGAGACGTTCAGAGATGTTGGGTGACATGAATTCTGATAAAGATCATTCCCCCACAGAGAAAGCAGGTATGTGTTCTCATTGGGAGTTGATGAAAATGCAAGGTGAGACCGAAGAACGGTTTCTAATTATGGAACACGATTGTTACTTGGTGAACGAAAAAGTTTTTCGAGAGATGTTAGAGTTTATTGATGAAAGACAAGTTTGTTATGCAAATATCGGACTATTCATGGCCTGTTACACATATTCTCCCCATTGCGCACAATGGCAATACAGCCTCCTAAAAGACCAACGTTTCTGGATTAACTCAGGTCCATATGGTGTGGCAGAAAGATTATTCCGAAATTATACTGATCATTACCTCAAAAAAAGAAATTTTTTGAACATCGATCCTACAGTAATACACCCATGGAGTGGGTGTGATACACTTGGGTTTGGTAGAAAGGTAAATCGTCATTTTACCAATCATGATTTGGAACCAGAAAAATCAGTACCCAACCCCACAACTCAGGTTGTGTCCAAACGATTGAATGTGACCCAAGAACATCATCGATACAGAAAAGAACATATTGAAAGCCCATGGACAAGGCACGGA